GCAATAAGAGCATCCAATTTTTCATTAGTTTGCTCCGATGCAGCCGCTATCTTAGATAACGGATCCATTAAGTCTTTAAGAGTTACTGCTGCCATTCAGTTTATTTATTTAAAACTTAGGCATGCTTATTTTAGGTAGTGAAGGAGTTTTGTATTGACCCATGTTTTTCTTCATAGACCTTTGCATGCTGTCCGTATTATATTTATCCGAATAGGATTGATTATTTCTGGACTCCTCATCATTCCTATCCTTCAAAATATCATTAAACATTTCTAAAGTATACTCATACTCATAGAAAGGCAGCAAATCCAGCTCAGACGGCTGGAGATGCAACTTTTCCAATAATAGAACTCTTACCTTAAAGAAGTTCAGAAGTGATATCTTGAACAATAAAGAGAGCTTTGATCCCGCCGGGAAAGGAAAGCGGAACGGCGACCTCCGCACCGCAACTTTGACATGGAAAAGTAAACTCAGGTTTAACTCCAATTTTCGCTTTTTCAACCAGTCTGTATACAAGTGAATACTTACCAGCGTTCCAACCTTGGAAATTTGTTATTGCAGAAAAGACTTCATTATCATTGAAACCTCTCCACTCTCTCTGTACATAAGGAAGGATAGCTAATGAAGACTTATCCCAACTTTTTCCTTCTTCTTCACGTTTTCTAATCCAACCAGTTACAGCTCTCATAACACCGATTGTTGGTGGTGCTAATGTAATCTCACCGTGGTTTTTGGTTGGGATAGTATAACATTTATTTTGATGATCATAATACTTTTCTAATAATTCATCTTGATCATTAAACTGTAAATTATTAGTTTTAAGTTCCATAGACTCTTGAGATTTACATGTTCCTGATGGGCAAGATTTTTTACCAACTGGCATCATTAATTTATTCTCACCGTTTTTGAATGTAAGTTCTCTAATAGATAAGATTACATAAATTCTATCTTCTTCAAGAATATCTCTATAAGATCCTCTTTGGTTACCGTACATTATTTTTGTACAATTTACAAGAATAGAATTTAATTTTTCATCTACATCCATTATATCATCTTCATTCAATGTAGAGAATTCTCTTATTTCACCAACCCTTGCGGCTCTAATATGAATTTCTAAATCTTCTCTGTAAAATTTACCAGCAGATGGTAAATTTCCTAAATCTAATTTAATATATCCGGCCAATGACTGAATCCTTTTTATCTCAGGATCATCTGGTGAAGTCATACCCATACCTTTAGTTGGATCTACCTTACCTAATTCTTTGATTGTGCCATCCTCGTTTTTCTTTACCGTAGCCTCCGTATCTTGTATACCTTCAGCTGCTTCAAACTCTTTTTTGATATTGTCTTCGTGACTGCTCATAATTACTTAGTTTTTATTAATTGTTTTTCTGGTGCTGTTTCTTCTACAATATGCTCAACTATTAATTGTCTAACATATCTTGATACAGGCATCGGTTTTGTTTTTGTTTCCATTGATTTTTGAATGATGATAGTATTTAAATTGTCTTCATCTTCTGGAGTTAATAAGACTTGTAGTTTTTTTGTAAGTCTCTTTTTTTGTGGGATCATTTCTTGAACACTTTCATTATAACCATACTTAGGATTATCTGCTTTGAATTTTTTTATCCAAAATTCTAATCTATCCATAATATGACCTAATGATTCATCTTGTTCAAATTCTTCTAATGTAGTTTTGGTAAAAGATCTTGTTCCAAAATCTCTAACGGCTCTCTTAATGTATTTTCCTGTTCCTAAGTTATTAGGATTGTCATTAACAGAATAGCCTACATAAACTTTCCCATCTGTCTGGTTTTCTACTTTAAATATGGTCATGTGTTTATAACAATTTTTAGATTATGTATTCTATATTATATATTAGGGTAGTGACAAAAAAACTGGCCCTAAGGCCAGTTTTTCTAAAAATATTTATGGATTAAGCTCCAGCTCCAACATTTTCTTCAACCCAGTGATCACAACGGTAAGTCATTGATAATTCAGCAGGATCAGGAGTTTCATAACTTAATTCATCTACAAAATCAGGTTGTCCTGTTGGGAATACATCTTTACAAGTAATCTTTCTGAAAATATCACCTGCTCTGTTGTATTGTACAATAATCATACTTCCAACATAATCCTTCTTTAATCCCATTTCACCAGTTAATGGATCATAGATTAATTTGTACCAATTACGGAACGTGTTGTAAATGTAGTTTTCATTTGCTTCATTCAGGTTTAAACTGAAATTAATTGTGAGATCCAAGAATGTTTGTCCTGGCATACTTGCAAATGAACGGTCAGCAAATTTGTATTTCTGACCTACTGCATCTACAGAAGGGTTAAGGTTATTTAAACCTCCAATAGTTTTAACCTGCTCCAAAATCAATCCTGTATTATCACCTAGTGGACTAAATACAGTCACCTCAAAAAGGTTAGGTTGGATAGGTTCATATCTCTGACTGCTAGCCGTTGATTGTGTATAATGTGGTAGTGGCATAACTTATCTTATTTTTTTATATATTCATCTTTCTTTTCTTATTGGAAATTACCTGAGCTTATTGCACCTGTCTTAAGAATTGTAGTTCTTTGGACGAGTATTTCCATTCCTCTAACTGGCTCAATATAAGTATCTAAGATACCAACATTTTGATCAATAACTTCTGGCGGGTTATTTGTTTCATCCATAATGTTTCTGTAGTCATAAACTCCATCATCATTTTGAACAGTTGCCAGGAAGTTATCAGCAAGAGTTTTAATTTCCAACCTAGTTTGAGCTGTGTTAAATTCAAACAGATAGTTTTTAAGAATTGCTTCTATACCATCTTGGATGTAAATTACAACCTCTCTAACATTAATTGAGCTTAATGCAGATTTTGTAGTTTGCTGAGCAGTTTTGTTAGCAAAGATTGTTGGACCAGTTCCACTTTGGAATACAATTGGATTCAATCCAAATGGTTCTAAGTATTCTCTGTCCTCTTTTCCAAGATTTAATTCTAAGCCTACAACTCCAGTTCCACCTACAACACCTCTACGAACACCTGCCACTAATGACCATGGTAAAGCATTTTCATACTTTGCAATAAAGTTATTAGAAACATAACATGCTGGTGGTACATTTATATTCTTTCCTAAATCTCTCACCGTAATGAAAGGGTAGTAGAATGCGCCGAAGCTTGCACCTTGTGTTTGAGATGGTAACGAGTATCTAACTGTTGGATTCTTACTAAGATCTCCACCAGTAGAAATAAATCTAGAGGAAAGAGTTCCAGTTGCATCCAAGAATGTAGGATCTGTATTATTTTTAAAGTCCTTAGCCGAAGGTGCATTAATTATTGCAAATGCATTCTTTCTAGTTTGACAAAGGTTTGTATAAATTGCTTTAGATCCACTTTCAATACCGTTTCCGAAAGTATCTACGACATATCTAAAGTTAATAGTTTCTCTATCAGTTAATGCTTTAAACAGATTAGTTCCGTTAAGAGTACCGTTTAATATAGCATTTTGTCTTTCGTTAGTTCCATTAGGTACATGTTTAGTGTTATCTAATTTAAATCCATCTAATGTAAAGATATTTAAGTAATCAACCCATGCATCTATCGGATAGTATAACTCCACCTTTTTAACAGAACCTGCAGTAGAAATTGAAATTTCACTTTGAGTAGTTACTAATAAGGCAGTTTTACCTGCAGGGATTGTACTGTAGCTAGAATTAGTTAATCCTCCTTGTACAACATTTATTCTTGTTAACCTTGAATGAGGAACTGAAGCAGATCCTTCAAAGTGTACTAAGTAATTACCTACAATTACATCAGCAGCATCAGGGTTAGCAGCATCAATTAATACTTGGTTAGGCTTTAATGCCGGTTCTGTAATAGAATCTGCAAGTATATCAATTGAAACGTTATTTGCACCTTTCAGTGTTTGGATACCTAAAATATTAGCACCGTATGCAACAGCATCAGAGTTTAAGAAAACACCTGCACCATCCAAAGTGAATTGAGCATGTGGTGTTAAGTTAGTAAATGCATCTTCCTCATATGCAATAACCTGGACTACTGGTATATTATAAGCAGGGTCAGAGATTGCAATTTTATTAAGGGCAGCAGTAGGAACTCCTGTATGAATCCACCCATAATCTAAAGCATTAAATACCAAGAACGAAGTATATTGAGTTCCACTATCTAAGTATACTACCTCATCACCATCAGTAAGAGTACCGTTAGAGAATTGGCTGTATAATGTAGATCCATAAGAACCTATAATACCTGCAGTTGGATTAGCTAAAGGATTTTCATCAACTACGAATCCAAAATCACTTTCATTAATATATGTATATGTTGCAGCAGTAGAATCAAAATCAGATACTGTAATACCACCTACATTAGAAAGTAATAATGTAACAGTATTACCAACGACTTGGTGGGATGTTACAGGAACATATGTACCGGCCACCCCTGCTAATAAATAAGTACCTACTACAGAAGAAGTATTTGCAGTCATTCCAACGAATGCGTCATATAATGCATCTCCAGTAGATCCTTGTACTTGTATTTGAATCTCTCCACTTGAAACATTAGTAACAGAAATCAATTCTGATGTTTGTGTTACTGTGTTAGGTGTGGTTGCAGCTCTTGAGTAACTTAAATCAGAAACAATAGCCCCACTATAAGATAAGAAGTTAACATCATCCTGAAGTGAAGTTGCTTGAGTGTATTCTAAGTTATGACCGATTAAATCAAGTCCACCGGCAACACCGTCAATTAAAAAGTCTCCGCTAAATAAATCTTCATTAACAGTTACAAATAAACCAGTAGAAGCAGTATCAGCATTAACAACTTTTTCTACGAAAAGGTTATTACCGATAAGATCTACGAAATCAGGAATTAAAGATGCAGTATAAGTTGCAATTACATTAACTTCTGATTCATTAAAGAATTCAGCAATTTTTGTATCAGTTGCATCAGAATCAAATATTCTTCTTTGTAATCCTTGTGTTTTGTCAAAGTATGTTTGGAATATTGGATCCGCTACAAATCTTTCATAAGGTGTAGCAGAACTAAAGTCTCCACCAAAGTTTCCATCAATTACAAAAATATCAATCATAAAGTCAGATACTAAACTGTCTTTATCCAAGAAACCTGGAACATTAGCAGATCCGTACCATTCTTCAACAGTTACATTAAAACCTGCAGTATTAGCAGCTGATGCTTTTCTTGCAATTACAGAGATAGGATTTTGTCCTAAGTTTACCATATCTAATAAATCATTAGTTGTAGTAGAACTTAATACGTTTCTGTTTGCGCCTACATTATCTAGAAATGCGTCAGAATCTGGATAGAAGAATTTATCTCTGTTGTAAAATTTTTGATATTCTCCTAATGCGCCTGCATTGTTTTGTGCTTCTGGTGTTGCAGCAGTACCAAACTTAATGTATTCTACTTGGTCATCAGAATCTAAGTTAAGAAGATTAAGAGCTAAAATAGGTCCTCTTTCCAATGCTGCTAAACAGCTTCTGTGGAAAAATGAATCCTTTCTCTCCATGTTTCTGTCAATGTCGCCATATACTTGCTTAAAGAATGCCGTATCTGGTACAAATACAGGAGTATTGAAAGGTCCTGTTTTAGAGAAACCTACAATTAATCTTGTCTGATTCGCAGGAATACTAACTACTTGAGATTTGTCAAATTCAAATCTGTATGTTCCTGCAGCTTTAATCGAAGCGATTTTCGGATCTAGTGCCATCTTATATTATTTTTTTTATTTGCTTTTTTTATATATCCAACAACCTGTAACTTTTTATACCAGGTCATAGATATCATAATTGAGATTTCCTCCCTTAGCATCTTGTTCAAGAATAGCATCAATCTTGTCTTGAACGCTTTGGTCTGCCTCATCATGAATCTCTTCAGCAAAATCAGAAAAATCTAATGTAAAGAAGAATTCAGAACTATTTATACAAGTCATTATTAAATCATCATGACCTAATTGACCTGCATAACTTCCATTCGGCATTTTACCAAATGTAGCTGCTTCATATACAGTTTGTTTATCTTTTAGTATGATTCTATTTTGTGTAATGTATTTTTTAAAGTTTTGACAAAATATAGGTTTATTATCTTTTTTAACCTTTAGACCGAATTGTTTAGTACGAGCATCTATTCTATGTTTAAATTTAACCACGGCCTCTTCATCAAAATCATTTCTTTGTGGAAATACTGTTTCCATTCTTTTTATCAATTCACCACCAAACATATTCCATTCAATTATCATTTTTACATTTTCCGAATAAAATACATCATATGCTAAAATATAAAGAGATTTAGCAAATTCCTCAATAGTATGATCGTTGCTTCTAAATCTTCCTATTTGTCTTATTCTATAAAAATCAACAAAACTACCAGGTGATGTAACTTTAGTCCAATCTTTTTCATCCATTAACTCCACCTTAAAAATATTAACAATAGAATAATCACCACCTGTACCTTCTGCTATATCAACAGAGAATACCCAATAATTTGAATCTTCTTGGCAGTCTTCTATGTTAAAATTAGGATCCCATAATAAACCATCATATTCTACTTGCTCATCTTCAAACTCTACCATTTCACGATGTACAAATTCTAATTCACCCTCTTTTAATTTTTTAAGACTATCAGCTCCTAATAATAATGAAGAACTTGCAATGAATTGATTTCCGTACTGTCTATTGAAAGCTTCTTCACTTCCTAAGTTAGCAACCTCTTGCCTCATCCAAGCCTCGTCTCTCCCTGGTACATCCCACCAATCAACTCTAAATGGTGTATATTCACTCAACCCAGATTCGGCTGCTGAATAAATGTCATAAAATTTATTGAACCCATTAGGTGTACTTGTAATAATAACTTTTGAGTTAGATGAAGCAGATACCGTTGGGTACACGTTTTCATAAAAAGTTTCTACAAAGTTTTGAGGTATGTGCGCAAACTCATCCATGAATAGTAAGTGAATGGTAAAACCGATTGCCGCCTTCTTTGTAGTTGTTTGGCCAATAATTCTACACCCATTATCAAACTTGGAATTAAATACATCCCATTTAAGAACACCCGGTTTTAAAAAGAAAGGTAAATGTTCTAGTATAGTTTTTCCTTTATCGATAATCTCTCTTGTGGTTGCACCTTTATTTGAAAGTACTAATGCATTTTTATCAAAATTGAAAAGAACATACCATGCAATAAAAATTGAAGAACATATTGTTTTACCAACTTGCCTACTTGCTAAACATATATTAAATCTCTCTGCTTGAAATTGCCTTAACATTTCTTCTTGGTAAGGTCTTAATTGAATAGTCTGTAAACCATGATCGGTCATTACAGTACAATAAGTATTTGCAAAGTAAACAATATCTGTTGCACACTTTTTTATTTCCTTGATTTCATGAGGAGTATAATTAAAAACAATATTACCTTTTCTAAGATTAGGATTACCTTCATAGAATGGTGTTGCTTTAGGTTTATAACCTTCTTCTAAAGCAAGCATAAGTTGTTCAACACCTTCACTCGTCCATGAAAATGCCTGTTCAGCCTTTCCTATACTAAAATCAAATCCGGCACTAGGTGCTTGTGGTTTCTGTGGCATTTTCTTCTATGACGGCTAAAACGTGATTTATATGTAAGATTTCAAATTTATCTCCATCTAAAGTATATTCAGTTCCTTTGCCTATTGTTTTTATTATCTTATCACCTTTTTTAATTTCTAATCCATCGGCTGCTTCAATAACTAATGCCTTACGATTATACTTTTCTTCAGGGATCCACAATCCACTTTCAGTTTTTGTTTCTTGTGTTATTTCTTGAGTAAGAATGTAATCATTCTTCATCTTCATTTTCATCGACATCTTGTATATCTTCTTCGTTAATTGTTTCTTGTAATGCTCTCATCAAATCTTTAGTACCTCTAGATTTAACTCCTGATGATTTACTTCTACTATCACCTTCAGGGCTACCATGATAAACATCGATATCTCTTGAAGTCTTTTTAGCATTTTCTTCAATGGCAACCATGTACATTGTTTGGCTTTTAATAATATCTAAAAGAGTTCTTTGTAAATCACTAAGTACTTCAAACATTCTAGGCGATACATCACCTTCATTTATTGTGTCCATTAAAGTAGAAATAGCAATTTCACTATTTTCCATTTGTCTAATAAGCATACCTAATGCATATTCATCTAATTGTGCCTTAGCTTGAATATATTCATGTTCAGCAATAATTTCTTCACTTAAATAAAACTTAAGTAAACTATTCATTACCTTTTTAGCTTTACCTTTAGCCTTAGTAAGAGCGACTGCCTGTGTACCTTCAGCTCTAACTTTAGGTAGTTGTGGAGTATCACTTAATCCAGGAACCTCATCAGGTAAGTCGCTAAGCAGATCTCCAATACTATCTCTGAATTGATCTTTTGAGTTTTCTTCCATTAATACTAATTTGTATTATATATTCCAAGTTAACGGGCATCAGAAACTGTCTGAAGTAACAGTTCTGGTGAAGCATTATCTAATAATAAACTTAAATGAGTATCTTTAACAACGTACTGACTAAGTATTAATGTTTGTAATTCTTCCTCTATAGGTTTTTTCCAAATCCTAATATTTGTTAAATCTGTTTGGCTACCTAAAAGTTTCCAACTTAAATCATTAATTACATCAACTTCCGTGTATGTTTTAGATTCAAAGAATATTCTATTAAGCTTAGCAGTTCTACTAGGATTAATTGCCCCAGAAGTTTCAGGAGTATTATAAACATATAGGCTTAATTGTTTAGATGTTGAGTTTAAATTGATAACAAATGCATACCACTCATCTTTTAAGAATGATTGTGTCATCTTCCATTTGTAATACTTATCATTTATTTTCATAATAAACCAATTAGGAGTATATGTTAATGATACAAATTGTGTAGGAGGTAATAATGAATTTTCATATACCATAAAATTATTAGAAGCTTCTTTATTAAACTTAGGAGAGCCGGTTACGGTTACATTATCTACATAAGCTTCATCTAATGTAATTGAATTTCCATCTATTTTAATTATCTTAGCAATACCGTTATATGATTGTGTACCACTTATTGAAACCCAATCACCTACTCTTAATGCTTGCCCAAACTCAGGAAGTCCTCCTGTATTAAATTTCACCTTTCCATTATCATCTACTATTGACAAGATTAAAACATTATTTCCTATAGGAGTTTTATATTGAGGTCTTGCCCAGAATGTAAATGCTCTATCATCAGTTTTAGACCACCCTTGATTATATCTGTATTCTATTGCCTCTTCAGCAGTTCTCATAGAATCTAATTCATAATGATACTTTGAAATGATTGTCCATTCATTATAAACATTTTCTTCTTTTATGATTAATTTCTTATCTAAGATTCTTCTTACATAATCATTACATAAACTTCCGATAGTGTTATACTGATTAGGTTTTCTTACATCTTCAAATTCATCATTTCTTTCTTCTTCAAATTTATCTACATCAGATACTAAAGCCTTAGTATCAGTTTCTGCATTTTTACCTGCAGTAGTGTTATCAAAACCAACTGCGGTTCTCTGTTGATAAGGAACAAGACTTACTCTCCAATAAGAACCTGCATAAAGAAAATCATCAGCCTCAGCTATTGCATCAATTTCATACATTCTATTCATATACTGCTTAAAATATAAATAGTCTCTCATTTCAGGTTTAGCACCTAAACCAAACACTGCCTCAAATGCTGATTTTACAATATGAACTTCAAATTGAACAGGGAAGTCCATCATCAAAGGATTAAATTGAATCTCTCTAGTAGGAAGCTCATTATCAGGAATAAGAATTTTAACTTCTGCTTCCGATATTACATTAAATAAAGAATATTCTTTAAGGATTACATCTCTGCTTCTTTGGTCTGCTTTTGTCTTAAAGTAATCAACACAGAAACCAAATAAGTTAGAGGTAACCGCTGATAGTTGATCGTACATGGCAGATGCCCTACTTAAATCATAAGGATTCCATCCTTCGCCACAACAGTCTACTACTAAATTAGGTACACCTACACAACCTTCAGCTCCACACTCAATTTGAGGTACTCTACAAATTACCCCACCGTCTGTTACTAATTCTAATGCAATAGATTCAAATTCCAATGTGCCATCGCCCACCTGTTCATACCTATATTGTATCCAAAATGGTTTATTTGGATCTAATAATAAAGCCTCTAGATTCGCATTTGTAAGGGTGATATAATCAGAATAGGTGACACCATCAGTACCCCACCTAAATTGTTTATTGAAGTAAACACCGGTATTTTCACCTTTAGTAACATCAGCATATCCTATCACCTCAACAACGTCTTTGTAAGGTTCTTGTAAGCTGATTAATATAGCATCGCCATTGGCATTTGTCGTTGTTCCGTTAACTGCCATTTATTAAGAATTTATTTGTTGGTCTTCTGATTTTGTATTACCAGGTACCTTTCCCCAGATTTTATCTGCAGAAGCTAAACCTAATCCACCTAAACATATTACTGCAACTGATTGTACAATTGTAGGTTCTACTGGTTGATGGGTAAATAAGTTAATGAATAATGCCGCACATAATGAAAGGCCTGCAACTATTCCAATAAATCTTTTTGATGAAGGTGTACCTTTTTCGTCTCTCAGAAGTCCACTGACCCAATTAATTATCTTTTTCATATACAAACATTATTTGTTTATATATTCCATCAATAAGGTGTATAGTCAGTTTTTACTATTAGGATAGGATCATCCTCTTCTAGTTTAGGATCAATATGATCTAATATACCAAATGCATTTAATTTACCTTCAGCTTCCATTGAGGCTAAGATATCCATTATTGCGCTGGCTTTCATGTAAAAATAAGGTTTTCTTTCAAGGTACTTATTTTTCATAATTCTAAAATTGATCAAAGTTTTATTGAATTGATCTAACTCTTCTCTGCTTAAAAGTTGTGTTAAATCAAAAATACCTTCAACAATGCTAAAGTGAAAACTAAGTACATGAGCACCAGATTCGCCTTTTACTAATCTTGTATATTTTTTATCATCGTTAACTCTAAATGTTAAGAACTCTAAGTTTTCTAACCTTTTAAAAATTGACCATAAAAAGTATACTGAATTAGGCTTAATAGAAGGGTTAGGAACAAAACCAAATTCTTCGGCTTTAGATATTTGAGCTCTTATTCTCTTACTGGTTTTTACTGCATTAATAAATGAAGATTTCTTAACAGTAAATTCACCATCTATTTTGGAAAGGTTTTTACACTCTTTCTTTACTCTACTTATGATAATACTATCAAAGTAATCGTACTTAAATAATGTGAAGGATATGTGAGTAGGTATTCCTAACTCAAAAGTATTATCAATTAACATCACTGCCCATTTGTTTTTCTAATTTATCTATCGAAGATTGAACTTGTAATGGGTCGTGTTTTAGTGCTTCTTTATATTCTCTTTCTCCAATTTCATTAAATTTCATATAAAGTTCTAATGCCTTAGGATTAGGATTCCATTCCTTTGCTTTTTGTTTTGCAGACTTTTTTACTTTAGTGTAAATAAAACCTGGAACTCTATTAAACTTAGATGAAACTAAACGCCATGCTTCGGCCTGGCCAACTGGATCTATTTTAAGAGTATTAAAAAGATTAGCTTGAATAGGAAACTTAATACTCATAAATCTATTTGTCATAAATGAATTCCTAGACTTATCATAATTAGTTACCTTGTCCCAATGTTCATCTTTACCGAAAAGAACTTTGATATAATCAAATAATTTCATTGATTTATTTTATATTTATATGAAGAAACAAATAGATTGTTTAAAATATCTTATCTTGCTTTTTTGTACCTTTAATGAAAGACATATCATTTGAATCGTCTGAATCATCATCTTTAAAAAATGATGCCTTAAAAGAACTATCAGTTTCTTTTGAATATTCAGTACCTTCCAAAATGGATTTCATTGTAGAAATTTTCTTAAGTTGTAAACCTTTAAGATTCATTTTTGATTCTACTGATTTAAACATTTCATCAAGGATACCTTCTGGGATAGATTCAGCGGCAAGAACCATAAGGTTTACATTAGACTTAATATTAGAAATAATCTGCTCACGGCTCATATGTTTAGCATTCATAACTCTAACAGTCATATTAGCCAAATCAGTAACATACTCATCATTATAAAGATACATATGAGAAAGATGACCATGTTTTTCTTTAAACTCTGCAATAATAGCAGTTGCCTTTTTCTCACTAATACCGTATCTACGATTCTTTAATGTATAGTAATATGCAGGTGGTACATTATCACCAGCATCACCAGTAAGAACTTTACGGAAACGAAAATCTTCAGGGTCAACTTCAATAATAGATGCCTTTTTCTTACTAATCAATTCCTTAAGTAATTTTTTAGCTTGTGCCTCTGGTGAAACAGAAGTTTTGAGTACATCAAAAATATCATCAGATGCCTCTGATACTTCTTCAGTATTCATCCATTCAGAAAAACCTTGGTAAGTATATAATTTCTTATGAGCAGGCGAAAACAGAATAGTATGAGTATTATTGTTTTTACTCTTATCTACTAATTGAACAAGGTCTCTATCACCAGTAAACATAATTACTGATTTGTCATTAGCAAGAGATTCAGTATTCCATGCATACATAAGATCATCACCTTCGGCACCATCAATTTTAGAAATGATAACACCTTGCTTAGATAAAATGGAAATAAAATCAGAAGTAGCCTTTGAGAAATTATCCCAGTTAATGTTACTGTCTTGTTTACGATTACCTTTATAGTCAGCCTCAGGATAAAAATCCTTTCTCCACGATCTTGAATCTACGGTCCATACGACCCTATCAATAAGACCTTCAAATAATCTAATTTGGTATGCAAAGTCAGTAGCCAATTTTTTAACAAATGCCTGGACATCCTCGTCAGTACCTAATAGACCTTTCTTTTTAGATCTGCTTGGTATTACATATAAGGTTCTAAACAAGAAATAATTTCCGTCAATGACAAATGTATGTCTGCCGGTTTTTTTCATATTGTGTGTATTTTATTTAAATATAACAAGTTATAGTTTAGATTGAAAGTTATCATCCATAAATTTATTTTCTAATTCAATAGAATTTAAATCAGGATATTCTGTCTTCAGCCAATTAAACCTTCTAACCGCGTCTCCTAATGAATAATTATTAGGATATTCTTTTATAAGTAATTCTAAAAATTCTGGTGTCATGCTTCATTTACTATTGATTGCAGTTCATAAATACAGGCAAGCATTGATACTGCAGGATCAATTACTAATTGCCTTTGTGATTGATATTTGGCAACAGTTACAATAATCTGTGGGATGAATTGTGTATATGATTGCCTATCTTGTTTTATAAAATCTATAAATTCAGCACCTAAAGAAGAAAGCACATCATCAGTTCGATTTGCATAATTAGATAACATATATTGATAATTTTTTACTGGATCTGTTCCATCAATTACCAAATCATAAATATCTTTGTAAACCGAACTAAACTTTTTAATATCTTCAACACCTACAGTTTCTAAACCTTGTGATTTAAATCCTTGTAAAGTATTTAACATATTTCTTAAATCAGGAAACTTTCTTTTAACTAATTCAACGGCTGCATGTTTATCAATACCAATACCTTCATCTTTACATATTTGAAGAACTCTCATTATGTATCCTTTCATAATTTCAGTTTCCTCGTCTTTAGTAAAATCAAAATCAATCATTTCAAATCTTGATTGGATAGGATCTGGTACTTTATTAATGTAATTACATGTTGCAATAAATCTTGCATTAACATTAAATTGATCCATTGTTGCCCTAAGAGCTTTAAAGAACTGGTCAGATACACCATCAATCTCATCGAGAATAATTACCTTCATTTTTCCTGGCTCATCCATAATAGAACGATTTGCACAAAAGTCAGTAATACGATTTCTTACAATATCTACTGATGTATCTGTTGATGCATTAATATACAGATAAGGATGTTTAAAATGTTTCACTAATGCTTTAGCAGCCGATGTTTTACCAGTACCAGGACTACCATGTAAAAGCAAATGTTGGTAAACACCTTTACTTAATTTATCACCTACTCTCTTTGGAGTAATCAGATCATCTAATGATTGTGGTCTATACTTCTCAGTTAAAAGTATGTTTTGAATGTTCTTCATAAATTTAGATAGATTTATTTTTATATGTAAAAATATGATAAGGTTTCAATGAAATAAATAAAAAAAATCTACCATGAGGAGATCCAGAAAAATCAGAAAGGTTGTAAAAATTGAGCCTGTTACAATTGACTCTCAAAATCAACCTAGTATGATAAGAAAGGGACAAGTTTCAAAAAGAAGTAATTTGGTAAAAGTTCCAGCATCTCGTACTCAAGTATATAGACAAAATACCAAACCTAAACCTTATGTAACACCTAAACATTTTAAAAATGTAGAGCCTATTTGGAGTGGTGAAACTGTTTATCTTATCGGTGGCGGCCCTTCTTTAAAGGGGTTTGAATGGAATAAGCTAAGAGGTAAAAAAACAATTGCAATTAATAAAGCAATTAAGTTTTGGCCAGAGGCAGATGCAATGTATTGGACAGACGGTAGAATATGGACATGGTTAGAAAAAGAAATACAAGACTATAAAGGTTTAAAGTTTACTATTAGACCTAAACCTTATCCATCAGATGTACATATACTTAGAAGAGGTATTAAATTTGGATTAGAAAAGGCAAAGAATACAATTGCTCATGGTAATAATAGTGGATATGCAGCTATTAATTTAGCCATTCATTTAGGTGCTAAAAGAATTATCTTATTAGGTTATGATATGGGAAATGATGGAAAGAGCAGTCACTTCCATGATGGATATCCAACTAACGCGACAAGTGAAAAGATTTACAAAGATCAGTTTTTACCAGGGTTTGATGTTTTAAGAGATTGTTTAAAAGGAACTGGTATACAAATATTTAATGCATGCCCAACAAGTAAACTAAAAACTTTTAAAAGAATATCGATTGAGGAAGCATTAGCGTTTAGATGATCGGCGGACATACGTCATAAACTCCCTCTGCTCCCCTTTTAGAAGAGATCTACAGTGTTTGTTAAATTTAATGGACGAATCTATTATTCTTTGATCCACTCTTTTATTCCTTGAGTTATGTGCCTCTGAGCATTTTTTACAAACAAAGTTTTCCACCTTTTTAGAATCCATTCTTGATTTAATTTCTACTTTACATATTCCACAATTCCAATCTATTAAATCTGAATCTTTTTCTAATTCTTTAATGTTTGTAAAGGTTTCTCTAAAAGGATTCCAAAGTATACGGTTAGGATTTTTTTCATGCTCATTCATATCCTCAACTTTAAAGATAACCTCAAATGCCTGAGTATCAGAATCCAACCATTTAAGATAATTATTTTCTATCATAAATCGTTGCTTCAAAGGAGGCAGATTCTCCAATAGAATACCATGCCTCCTTTTATACCATCCAAAGTTTATCTTACGGACTTTATACATTCTTCATTAACCTTCTAAACTTTTCAGAAACAGATTCTTCAAGCGGTTGAAATGATTCTTTAGGTTTTGATAAATTTGCTAATTGCTTTTTAGCATCAGCTTCCTTTTTCTTAAGTTCAGCAATGTCTTCTTTACTATCTTCAATTGCCTTTTGTAATTTTTGAACCTGTTCTTCAGAACCTCTACCAGTTTTTAAATCTCTTTTAGCTTGTTCCAAATCTTTAACGGCTTTATTCATAGTAGTTCTTTCAGCTTCTATGTTATCGTTAAATGCTTTAATATCAGCTTCCAATTTTGCACCAGGATCATCAGGAGTTTTATCAAGATCTTGAATCTTTTTCATTACTTCTCCAATGTCATTACCAAGACCTTGTACTAATTCACTATTACCTTCAGCTTTAGCCTTTTTCTGTTGTGCTTGTTTAAATTTAATTTCAGCTTGCAGTTTAGCCTTTTCATCATCACCATCTTTAACTGCATCATATGCTGCCTTTGCTTTATCTACTTCTTTTTGTGCATCTTCCACAGCTTTCTTTTTAGCATCACCTTGCGGATCTTCATTTTTACCAACATCATCTACATCCTGGGTAGCTGGTTCATTCTTTTGTTGTGGCTCATCCTTTGCGGTAGATTCATAATCTTTAAGATCATTTTGAGCATCAGCGGCTCTTTTGTTAAGTTTTTGAATTCTAACTTTTAATTGTTTAGTTTCTTCGGCATCTGCTGCTTTAAGTGCAGTTTCAGCTGCAGCTACATTTGCTTTAGTTGTTGCTAATGTTACCACCGTCTTAAGACCATCTGTTGTAGCCAAATCTTTCATTCTTTGACTAACAGAAGCTGCTTTATCTTTAAGTGCCTGGTTCTTTGCAGCATTAGCAGCCTTAAGAGTATCCATTGCTTTTTTATCAATGTTACCTTTAGATGCTTGCTTCTTCTTTTCAAAATCAACGTTATTTAAAGCCTGTTGTACTTTAGCCTGTTGATATTTCTTAGCATTATTTTTAATCTTTATAAATTTAACAGGACTACCTAACGCAGCTCCAATATTTTCGTTTACAAATTCATCGTATGATTTTACTTTTCTCATCTCTATATTTGATTTTTTTATATATTAGAGTTAACAAAACAAAAAAGGTCCGCCTTTCGGCGAACCTTTCTTAAAGTATTTATATACCTAAATAGAATTAGATGATATCTACACCAGTTCCGAATGCGAAACCTAATGTGTAGTACATAGTCTCTGGGTGGAATCCAGCATCTACTAAAGCGAATCTAGATTTAACCGCGATTTTAGGAGCCATAGTTCCTTCTGCGATTGTCTCAACAGATTCAGCCATTAAGTAAGGCATGAATACTAAACCAGGAGAGTTACCATCACCTTTTCTACCTACTGCAACTCTGTAGTCAGTCCAAGCCATGTTTGGATCAACATAAATAGTTACACCAGCCAAAGCACCGATTGGGTAAAGAGAACCACCAGCTTGGTTGATTGTATTAGAAAGTGGGTAAGGTACGAAACCTGCGATATCCTGAAGTGCCGTAGCAATTTCTCCAGAACATACTGCGAAAGTAGCAGGACCTCTTCTTCCTCTTGTTGCGATCAAGTTAGATGCAGCAAGAATTTTAGTATACAGTCTTCTTTGTAATGAACCTTGAGTTTCACCACCTGATCCAACTAAAGTATCAGCTGTAGTCAACGTGATATCAGTATTAGCACCATTACCTGGTCCTAAGTTGATAGTAGTCGTAGCAGCACCAGCAGTTACATATGAAGCAGATAAGTTTAATCCGTCAACAGCATTTACATTATTTGCATTTTGAGCTCCATTTCTGAAGATTCTATCCAAGATGTATTTGTTAATAGACTGAGTTAACTCATTCACCAATACAGCTTCTACTTGAGCAACTGCATCGATACCGAATTGCTTAAGGTCTTGAACTTGTTCTCTAGTCACAGCAGCCGCAACTTGGTAAGTTTTAGCAGCAACAGACTTGTTGAATAAGCTTAATCCCATGATGTTATCTGGAGTAGCCTCACCAACACCTCTTTGGTATGGATCAGTACTGTCGATAGACTCAGTAAATGTAGGAGCACCTGCTAATGGGTTGTTAGCTTCAAACGCATTACCAGAGAAACCAGGAATGTGGTCTTCTAAAGCTTTAACGTATTCAGCAGCACCACTCCAAGAACCAGCAACATCACCAGTTCTAGCGATAAGAGCATCATAGAAGTCTACACCGTTAGCAACAGCTTCGTAGATAGCCTCGTAACCTTCTTCGCCTTGAGCAAAGTTAGAAGTTACTGCGCCGTTATCTAAAGTACCGTTACCTCTTACACGGAAGATTGAGTAACCGTCAATTCTAGATTTTCCAACGAAAGTTAATTCGTAAGATGCAGCTTGGTTACCTGTTCTTGCAGCAGAAGATGCATAGATAATATCATCTACAGCTAAAGCAGCAACACCAGATGCCATTGACAATGGAGCTTTAATTAATAAAGGAGCAGAATCGGTAACTTTACCACCAGCATCTGTTACTCTACCTCCACCGTATACAAAGTCTAAGTAAGTAAGAACTCCCATAGGACCTTGCATTGGTACAACAGGTACTAAGTCTAAACCTACAGTCTGAGCAGCAACCTGCATAGCAAGTGGCAACAGAGAGAATGGTCTATCTCCAGAACCTGGAGTCATACCGTTGTTGAAGTTGTTCATTGTAGTAGGATCGCTTGGGAAAGCCACTGCGTTCATACCTTGAACATTCATGTTAGGATTTAAGTGTACAGTATTATATACACTCTCATTAAGGTTGTGGTAGTGGCAGTACTTAGACATCCAAGATAACTTAGACTTTTCAGTGATACCAGTAGCCTCCTCAATGATAGGGCCCCAGGTCTTTTGAACCTCAGCCTCGTTGATTAATTGATTTGCGTACATTTTAGTATTTTATTTTTTGCACTTTTTGTATAATCTATCTTTAGTTCTTTGCTTCTTAACTATAAGATTGAATTTCTTTTTATTTCCCTAAATTAAATTTAACTCTGTTGATAAGATCCGCAGCAAAAGATTCATTCACTAATGGCTCTTCTGTATTTGCAGCTTCAGCAGCAGTTTTACTTTCATTAATAGATTCTGTTACAATTTGAGTATCTCTAAGATCTCTTGTTGACCAGAAGTTATTAATTCCGTATTGATTATTTACAGGGTGGAATTTAGATTCCGCGATGATTTGAGCCTGGCGAGCTTCAGAGAGACTATCCCATTTAGCTTTAAATTTCTCAGGCATATCATCAATTATATTTAATTCTCTTTTCTTTTCAATGAAATTAGATTCCCAAATATTTTCTGCTTGGATAGTAGACATAATTGGTTGAGCATTCATTGACTCTACAATTGCAGTTTGCTTTTCTTCGGATAAAGAATTGAATTCATTCTTTTTGGCCTCTCCTAAGAAATTCATAAAATGCATTTCAGATACATTTTTAGTTTCTGCAGCAGCAATTAATTTATCTAATTTTTCAGAGATAGAATCTTTGTAATCTTTACCTTCGTGTTTCTTACCACAAGATTCATACATTTCTTTCATTCTTGCCTTATCACAACCAGGATACTTTTCACAAACTTGTTCGTATGTCATTCCTTCATCAACCATTTTTTGCATTTCTTCCATAGTTGGCATTGCACCTTCTTTATACATTCCTTCATTAAGAACTTCTCCTTCAACAGAATTTAAGTTTTCTGCAATGTATTCAGAATATTTAATACTCTTTTCAAGTCCTTCACCAAGGTATTCAGAATAAGCAATGTTTTGATCAACCTTTTCAGCTACATATTCAGAATAATCAATGCTCTTTTCTAAGTTTTCAGCAACATAGTTAGAATATTGAATTCCTTTGTCAGCCATTTCAGCTACATGCTCAGCATATTGAATACTTCCATCAAGTTCTTCAGCTAAGTAAGACGCGTAGTCTTTAATTGAATTTACATTCTCTGCTAAGTAATCAGAGTATGAAATGTTTTTATCTAGATTCTCAGATAAGTATTCAGCATAATCAGTAACCTGATTTACTTTTTCTGCAATATGCTCAGAATACTTAATAAGTTTTTCAATCACCTCATCATTATTAGAATTGGCCGATTCTTTAACGTTACTTAGAACTCCGGATACATATTCAGTATACTTTTGAAAATCTTCAACAGTTACAAAATTATTATTTTCCATCGTTAGATCTTTTTTATTATCGGTGTTATTTTCAGTTTCTTCCATTTCGTATATTAATAATGTATCATCATTACTAAAACCAAAAGATTCGTTTACTCTTGATAACTCAGCATTTTCAAAGCCAGGATCTGCAACCAAGTCGTAAGTAAAGAATTTTTTAATCTTAACTTTACCATTCTCATCTACCGTACCGGCAGCTCTACTTGAGATATGTAAAGGGATACCATCTTTGATAAGAGCTTGTGCTTCTTTACCTTTAGATGTATTTAATAATCTAATCTTACCAATAACTTGCTTTTTTGTTGGATCATAATCTAATGATTCTACTACGTGAGATACATTAGCCAAACTAACATCAAAATCTTTAGGATGGTCTAACTCACCTAAAAGCTTATTGGTTTTAACTTTTTCTTGTAATTCGTTAATGTGAGGCATTACTTCTTTTTCCTCATAAATTCTGTTATTCTTGTTACGAACACCAAACTCTGTAAACACGCCTTCTAATACAACCGAACCGTCCTCGCCGGTGGATATATCTAGGTTTGATTTCGCTCTCTCAAGAATCAATAATTTTTTTCCTGACATTTTCTACTAGTTATTTGATTTATATATTACAATCTTTGTAAACTTTTTATCCAAGACCTGCCAATGGATCCTCATCAGCGGCACCTTCTTTCTTCTCTGGTTTAAAATCGGCCTTATCGGCTCCTAAAAGGATCTTTTCAATATCCTCTTCCGTATAACCTTCTTCCTCTAATTCGGTTCTTTCTTTGGCTCTCTGGTTGGCCTTAAGATCTTCTCTAGTAAATCCTCCGTATCTCTTAACAAGGAATCCTAAATCGAAGTATGGAATTTCCTCCATTTCCGCAGTCATTGTACTTAATTGAGTTTTAAGGTTACCTATGAAGTCAACTCGTTTTGTTTGTAATTCCATTTCTTTCATTTCTTCGAATACATTATCCTTAACAAAGTTAAGTCCTAAACCGGCTTTAAAGGCAACATCATTTTTTAATTCTGGGTGATTAAGACACATTTGAATATACATAGGCTTTACTAAGATTTCCTGGAATATAGATCTTAATCTATTAATAAATTTAGAAAACTTAATTTCATCCCTCATCATACCACTTGCATCCATTTCATAGGTATTACCACCTTCTTTATCAAATCTTGAGAATGGAATTTTAGAAGCCATTTTTAATCTATCAGCAAAATACTTAAGAGATTCAGTATCGCCTAAGTCAGGACCATCTCCACCAATTGTACTAATTTCTGGTGATTCACCATCTTTAGAAGGTAACCAATATTCTTTATTGAATGGCATCATTGGTTTACCGTTTGTAACAATTTCACCGCTCTCGTAATTAAAATCAACGATCTCCCTGTATGAATTCATTAATTGAGCCAATGATTGTTTTGCTCTTGTTTTAGATTTACCACCTACTGGGATAATAAACTGGGTTTTAAATGAAGCATTAGAAACGGCCCAAATAATTCTGGTTGTTTCCATGATTCTTAAAAGGTTAAAAGATCTTATTAGTCTTTCAACGTATGATATTCTCATTGGTGAATTTACCTGAGAATATGAAATGTAAATTATTTGAGAATCATAAAGCTTCCTTTCTTTTGCACCTTGTCCTTTATATTGTACCCATTGTTTTTTACCGGTATCAGTATCAATGCCTGGCATCAAGGAAATAGGATCCAATTCTTTAAATCCTATAATCTCGGTTTGTTTATCATTGTAAACTATTTCAAAGGCAAGGAATCCATCTACTAACCATTTTCTAAAATAATTCCATGGCTGTACTGCATCATTAAATCCAAAGTAATTGTAAATATTATTGTATACATCACCTATCTCATCTTCAATAGAACTTGCAATATGACCATTAAAATCAGCATATGCCATATAGTTACTTTCATCAAATACAATTGACTCATCTGTGATTACATCTAAGATATCTTCTATTTCATCTTGTACTGCATACTGCCTAAGTTGATCTCTCTTTCTTTCATAATCCCTATCAAAGATAGAAATATTTTTCTTAAGTGTTGTATCTGTTAAAGAAAGTGCAGCAAATGCGCCATACATATCATCGGCATCTGAGCCCATAGGATTAAATGTATAACCCATTTGATTTTCAGTAAAACCAACTGCACGAGAATTACGAATGATCATATCATCATATGCCATTCCTAAATTAGAAAGATCCTTTAAAATTTTTCTAACTGGATTACCTGTACTTAGTGGTCCTCTTCTATCAGTAAAACCTGCCATATTGTTTTATCTTTTATTGTTTATATATTCTTGTAATATAATGCTTGTGCCTCATTTATGTTTCCTCCAAAGAAATGGTTTTGATTATTGACGGCACCTATATACCAATCATCATAACCTAACATTCTCGGTTTCTTAATTCTATCTATTCTATATTGCCTAACTGCATAAGTAAGATTATATTTTCTTCCTAATGATACTTTTAAATTATCATAAGTAAATTCCTTTAATCTAGTTTGCATATCAGGATTACCTGGTGAGTTATTAATCTGAGTTGATATAACACTCTTAAAGGATCTTACTACATCAGAAAGAAAAGGTATTCTTGCTTCATATGGGATGTAATGCAGATTAACGGCTAACTGATGATTATCTATACTTTTACCTAAACCTAATACTATAGGATATGTATCATAGAAAGTTTCGTCTGGAGTAAAATACTCAAAGGAATACATTTTACCATTTTCCAATTCACCCTTTGCGGTACTTCCTATATTTTTTAAATCTATATCAGACTGTTTAGATGCACCACTTCTACCCTTATAATCTGCAAGGTAAATATCTAAGTCTTCTTGAAATGATCCTACTATTGCCATTAGAATAATTTAGAGTCTTCAGTTAAAAGCATTACTTTAAAATTTCGCTGTTTAGCAGCTTTATTTAATGCTTCGGTTTTACAAAGGTTTCTAACATATGTTTCATATCCATATTGAAAGTTTTTCATAGCCTTTGCGGTTTTTCTTTTAGGTGCTTTTGGCTTTTGGAGTTGTGCCTTTGGTTTTATTTCAACTACATACTCTTCAAATATACCATCCTTATCCATCTTAACATAAAAATCTGGATAATAATTATGAAACTTTTTGTCTAACACATTAAAGTACTTTATAGAAAACGGTTCAGATATCCATTTTACTACTTCTTCATTATGATCGCACCAATGACAAAATTTTCTTTCCCAGCTGCTTCTGTATATAATAGGACCTGGTCCCATATACTTTTCAGGATTATGAGGTTTATAGTACCCTTGTTTAAATCCTGACTTTGCAGTTGGTTTTATTTTCTTTATACTCATTAAATTGTATAGATACCGTCACTGTCTGCGCTTCCGTTAATTGATACAGTTCCAGCATATTTCTTTGGATGTAATTTATTCCATCCTTTTGCAAATCCTCTTTTACAAATTTCAGTAAAATATGCAAATGCGTTAGTACTTTTCTCTGGATTAAAATTTCTCCAATATCTATAAAGATCCATATAAGCATAAGCTATACAGTCATCTCTATCATCTGGATTTGCATATGATAATTTTCTTGAACATTTATCTGCTAATAGCATTAGGAATTCTAATGCCTTTGGTGTTAATTCATCTTGCTCTTGAGATAGGATTATCTGCTCAAGCAAGTCTCTATTGTTTAGGTAATTTCTCTTTCTAGCCATCCCATAAGTTTTATTTATTATTATATACAAAAAAAGCCGATAGTTTATTTTCTAACTACCGGCTTTTAGATTGTGGGTATAATTAAATCTTAACGTTAAGTTGACCTTTAGGGCAAATTGTTTCTTTACCGGATTTGTAATCTATACAAGTTAATTGATCATTATCGCCAAGAGAAGTATAGTCTTCAGCACTTACATAAACTTCTTGTCCTTTTCTAAGACCGTTTCCGCTTTTATTTACTTCAGCTTCAACGTATCCATCGTCTAGGTATTCTTTACGACTTTTTTTTTCTGTTACTGATTCGTCTTTTTCATCTTCATCCTCATAATCTTCACCGTCGTGAGTTTTAGATTTATCTCCTTTATTTCCGCCTAATACAACTCTGTCATATTTTTCGTTTTTTGCAGATTCATCTTTCTCATCTTCTTCTTCATAATCTTCTCCTTTATGAGTTTTAGATTTATCACCTTTATTTCCACCTAGTACAACTCTGTCATAAGTTTCTTGTAAAGATTTTTCGAATTTAGAAATTTCATCTTCTAATAAATTCATTGCTTCAGTAAGTTCTTCAGTTTCACCAAGCTTATCAATAGCTTCCTTAACTTTAGCCTTCTTTTCTTCTAAGAAAGAAATCTTATCAGAAATTTCAGATCTTTCCTTTTCTACTTTAGCAGCTTCATCATTTTCAGCAATAAGTCTTTCAGAAAGAATTGGGCTAGCATCGTAGTTAATAAATTCTTTTACTAACTTAACGGTTTCAGTTGCAGATTCTACTAATACCATTTCATTTAGGTGCATTGCAGAATTAACCTTATTTACATAGATACCTTCCTGTACTCCAATAAGAGTTAAGAATAAGTTTGTAAATTCAGTTGATGTAATGTTTGTGAAGTTATCCATTTCAGCAAGAAGATCAATAGATTCAAAGAACTTACATACATTATCAATTTTCCATTGGTTTCTGTAACCAAAGAAGTTGTTAACCATTAAAGCTTCTTTTACTTCAATAATACTTGCATTTGATAAATCAACAGTACCAAGCTTAAGTGTACCTTCAGTTAAATTGTATTCTAAAGTTTTACCACTTTCACCGAAAGTAACTAATGTACCGTTCATATTTTTAAACATTCCTAAACCTTCTAATACATCGAAGAACCTAGAATCTTTAACCTCCGTTTCAGTAATGGTTTTTCCATTAAAGATATAGTTCTTACCGTGTAAGTGGAATGTTAATCCTTCCTCTGATTCTAAAACTGGTGAAAGAATAGTAGAAATAGTTCCACCACCATTTGCAGTAGCTTTATTATCTTCAGCTTTCATTTCATTTAAAATTGCTTTACAATCCATTGACCATGGATTCTTAGCAGCAAGAGCAGAGAATTTAGATTTAATAGTATCAGAAGATTCTGAAAGTAAACCTTCTAAATCATTAACAAGACCTTCATATAATTTACCTCTTTGTGTTTTTGTTCTCTCAATAGCTTCAGAAATTCTGAATGTCCATTTTGCATCAGTAAAAGCACCAGTGATATAAGATCTTAATTCTTTAATTGGGTTCAACCAATCAGAAGAAGCCAAGTTTCTGTGAAGTTCTTTTGCAATGTTAAACTTAAGAGTAGGATTAACACTGTTTTCAATTTCTTCACTGATTACTTCAGTTTCTTCATTTTTAAATCTCATAGGGAAAGCCTTAAGAGATTCTTCTAAAATGTGAAGTGCAGTTTTAGCAGAATAAGAAACTCTGGATTCATCAGAATTCATTTCCTTTAAGGCTTCAATGCTCTTCATAACATTTTCATGCAGTTCGGCAAGTGTAAAGTTCATTTTGTTATGATTTTTTTGTTTATTATTATTTTCTGTAATTGTATTTCCTTTAAAGGCATTAATAGCACTCATTCCTAGTTGTTGAGGTATACCCATTCCAACTAAAATTGCAAGTACTTGTGAATCTGTCATAGGTCCACTTTCAACAACCTTACCGTTTTTACCATCAAGCTTTGTTTTACCACTTTGACTAAATAATACACCAACAATATCAATTAACTGTTGATTAGGTGCATTAAGGTAGGGTGCATCAGTATTTACACCATATTGACGGTCAATTGATCCGTTCATGTAAACCTGAGTTTGGCCTTCTTTAATAACTTTTTCCATATTATAGAATTTGATTTGTTTTATATATTCTAAGATCTTAGAGTTAATTATCCTTCATCATTATTTGCATTCCTATAACTCTTACTCTCTGTAGTTTCCTTTTTCTTAGGCGCAGAATCTATTTCACGTTCGTCATAAGGTCCACCTGTTTGAACTTTACTAGGATCATTATATGAAAGATTACTAAGCATAGATTGATCTGGTGCCTTTAATATATTTTCATCAGTAAATTTAAACTTCTGAAATACTCCACCAAAGTAAATTCCTATTTGACCATCGGCACCACATCTAAACTGACCAACACCAACTGCATCTGGATTATTCTTAATAGCTTCTCTAGTTATAAAATCTATTTCAGGTAAAAGAATACCACTTTCAAACACTGGCATAAATGATCTTAATTCCATATCAAAAGTAACTTGGAATTCTTTTTTATCATTAAGGCCCCACTCAAATAATCTTTCTTGTGAATAATCTTCAGGTACACTTACACTAGCCTGCACTCTCATCATTCCTAAATCACAGCTAAACAAAGTACCTTTATATAACTTACTCATTACAGCTTCACTAACCTTTAACATTTCTAAATTATTAGAACATACTAAAGTTACGCTAAAGCCCATTGTTATAGGTAAGAAATTTGTTTCTAATGAAAAGGTTTTTAATACCCCGTCCCATTCTCTTACAAATTCAGCTCTTGTAAATTTATTTGTTTGAGAATCAGAATTAATGGATAAAGAATTCATTTGTACAATGCCTCTAGGTACAACTTCATAGTCACCAATTGCCTTACCTTCAGCTTCGGTATCAAACATAAAATTATCTAAAAGAAATCTTTCATTACCTGAAATGGAATAATAAAAAGGAACAGGAATTTTTTTAAGGGTATCTTCATCTATTTGATTGTAATAGTAAACCTTATCTTTTAATTCGGCTAACATTGATACTACCAAATATCTTAAAATAGTATTGTCCTTATTGTATTCCTGGTTATAGGCGCTCATTCATTGAAATTAATTTATAGTTTATTTATCCAATAGATTCAATGTTAAATTCACTAAAGCCTGCATCTTTAGTAATTTCAATCTTTTTGTCAAAATATTCACTTGGTAATACCGTATGGTTGATAACAAAGGTATTAAGGCCTATATCTTGTATTGTATTATGAAGTATGTTAATTATATGGTATACACCATCAGAGTCAATAGAAGAGAAGATTTCATCAAGGAATAGAATATTAAGAGAAGGGAACCTAACCTTAATCATTTTCATTAATGCCATGATAATTACAAAATCAACTTTCTTCTTTTCACCAGTGCTTAATGTCTTAGGACTAATTTCAGATCCTAAGTGATGAAGAGAACAGTAAAACTTTTCGTTAAATCGAATACCAAAAGGAATACCCATTTCACGGCCCATTAAAAGAATATGATTATTAAATGATGGAAGAATAGATCTTACTGCCAAATTCTTTATACCATCTTCACCCATAATATTTTCTAATATTGTCAAATAGTAATCCTCACCTTCACTTTTTAACTTACCTTCATTTTTATCAACCTTCTTATCTGTGAATTCTTTTACTAATTGTTTAAGATGTGAAGATGAATCTGACTCATCCTTATCAGCTAATTCAATCAGCTTATCTTTAATACCTTCCATCTGGGTTTCTAACTGACCTATCTTAACATGGATCTTTCTTCCTTTCTGTCTAAGATCAGCTAAATCAGTTTCAGCTTTTTCTGCCTCCTCTTTAATTGTATTCCATTCAGTAAAAAGAGAATCTAATTTTTCTTCCTTCTCCTTTTTAATATCTAAATGAAAATCTGAATTAAGAGGAGCTGTACATGTTGGGCATGTATTATTTTCATATAACTTAAGTTCCTTCTTAACAGTATTAATCTTGGTATTAAGAGTAGACTTTTTATTATTCTTTTGACGAGACTCAGTATCTAATGATTCTAATTTAGACTTAGTTGATTCTGTAATTTCTAAAAGTTT